ACATCCCCAATATTATTAACTCCAGGTCGATACGTCGCTAAATTAATTAAAAGTAGTTTTGCCATGATTCACCTCCCTAATCTTTTCAATAATTATCCAGGCTTCCCGTTGACCCATCGCTTTTTTTTGCCTGTCGAAAAAGTTCGATCATCGTCCGTGCGGCTGGTCTGGATATCGTCTCCCTAATCTTTAGCAGTTTCAATAATTATCCAGTAGACTTAGAATAAATAAAAAGATAAGAAATAAAAATGTTTTTAATCTTTTAAATCTCATTTCACTTAGTTCGCAATTACTCCATTAAGTTTTTCCTTTGCCGCAGCCACCACGTCTCCGACGGTGATGCCTTGCATACAGTTGTTCGTTTTACACTTAAACCACCTCACGCTATCCTGGCAAGGGGAGCAGGGGATCCCCATTTGAAGAACGGTAGAACTCTTAGCTTTCGGCGCGTTCTTTGTCGTTAGAGTTGGGCCGAAGAGAGCGATCATCGGCGCCCCGATCAAGTTTGCAAGGTGCATGAGGCCAGTGTCAGTCGTTACTAAAAGATCAAGTTGGGAGATGACTTTTGCCGTCTCCAGTATATTTAATTTTCCGGCAAAGTTTGCTGCAAGATGAATCTCGGGGGGAAGTTCTCCCTCTAACCCTACACCAACCACTGACCCACCAAAATAACGCTCTACAACCTTAGAAAAACGGGTAAAGTGAGGCCATCCCTTCGCGTCCCAGTAGTGGTTCGAGACCCGAAAATAACCGTTGCAAAGACCTATGATTGGCCTCGGAAGATCGAGGACCGGCGCATCGGCAAAAGGAAAATCAACCATCGGCATCTCGCCCTCATATCCCATGGATCGAGCAACCGTCTCATAATATTCGCTCTCATGAATTCCCGATTCTCTCCACCTTGGCCGAGGGACGATTCTCCGCATATTATTTTTAAAGACGTTCACGATGTTTGAACCGTTAACCCCATGAAGAGTGAAGTACCAAATCTCATAATCTCTTGGATCAAGGCGATCGCTTGGGTAGTTGATAAACTTTCCAACGACGCCCCAATTTTTACAAAGCAGTTCCACCGCGGGCCTACGGCAATCCTTCCAACTTGCATCGGTGCAGACGTCGATCTTTTTTTCATCGGTCATCGACGCGACGGCCGCGAGGCTCGGCATCATGAGGATGAAGTTTCCTAATCCATTCTGAAAAAAAGCTATAGCCTTCATCTACAATATCTCCTCTTCTGGAACACGCCCCTTTAACTTAGCTGGATTTCCACAGACGATAGTTCTTGGTTCAACGTCCCTTGTCACAACCGAACCTGCACCCACCAAAGAATTTTCTCCTATAACAATCCCCGGCATAACAAGAGCACTTGCCCCCACTCTTGCGGCTCTCCTAATTATTGGCGGGATTAAAATCACCTTTTCTTTACCTCGGCCATGCCAGACTTTTTTGTCGTTCAGTCCAAGGTAGTGAGGCCCAATAAAAACATCGTCTTCAACAATTGCATTCCGAGTGATGATCGCATGTGGCCCCATTGTGACTCTATCCCCTAAAATACAGCCACCTTCAAATATACAGTAATGACCAATAACGCAATTTTTTCCTATCTTTGTATTTGCTCTCAATACGCACCCAACACCCAGGAAAGTACCGTCACCGATGATGCAACCCTCTTCAATCACCACATGAAGGCTGATCCTTACTCTTTCCCCAAAAACTGTACTTGGATGAATTCCTTCCATTAAGTTACCCCGTGAATTAAATTAGAAAATAATTCTTGGTTCTTAAAAAGATACTCTGGAAACATTTCGTCAATCCGAACGTATTTGACGATTCTATCCACTGATCTTTCGGTGATGTGAATTCCACCTTCAACGATTTCTTCTATTTTTCCAACACTCAGAAGACTCGAGTTATTCAATTCTACATGAGCGCACGACTTTATTTTTTCCTTGATCTTCTCTGCCCCACCTATCCAACTAAAATGCCACGCCCCGTTACTTATCGCCTTAAATTTTCTCTGGCCGTTCAGCCATTTAAAATTGTGAAATCCTTCGTATTGGTCAACGATCTGCCCAAAGTAACCCATGACAGGTCCACACTCATAATCTTTTGCTATAAGGCCGTTAAGATAGTAGTAGAAAAGCCATGGGTCAAAGGTCACCGGATCTTTTAAATCATGATTTTTTATGGCCTCCCTAATTTTTTCGGCTCTCGGTATTTCGTCCGCGTCCGACAGAATCACGATATCATCAGGCTTTGCTATATCCTTGATTAAAGACGAGATCAGATTTCTCTGGCTATGTTCTCTCTCCCATGTATTATCTCCTTTAACTTTCACGCTTTCGAATATAATCTTATGATCAAATTCTTTGAACCTTTCCCGATTCTCTTTAAAATAAAGCGGCTTCGCATTTCCCTGATGCGTCTTTTCCGACTCGGCAATAACGAAGTAGTCGACAACCGCATCTAATTCGTGCATCCTAATTTCAAGCAGATCTAACTCGTTGAAAAATGGGAAGCAGTCAAAAATCATACCAGCACCATCCAATCATCCCCAATTAACTTTGATCCATTCACACGAGTTATAACTCTTTCCCCGAACACCTCATTAACTGCCTTTGCCACTCCGGCTGGGTGATCGAAATCATGGCCTCCAATCAACCCGCCAGATTTGACTTTTGGAAGCCACGACAGTATATCACCTCTAACCATAACTTCCGCGTGATCTCCATCGATGTAGATGAAGTCGAATTGAAGGCCAAGGATTCTTGAGACATCAGAAGACCATCCCTTGATAAGGATGATCTCTCTCTTGCCGTGCAGCCTGTGCCACGTCTCAGCAAAATTAAGATTGTTCATCTGCCCGCCCGAGGCGTCCCATGAATCGATGAGGACCAATAACTTCGGGTGAAGCTCATTCCATATATACTCGGCGTTAAGGCCGCACTGAACCCCTATCTCTGCAATCGCAAGATCGTCTCTATTTTTAAAATGATCCTTTGCAAAGAGGATCGAGCCACGGGGAGTAGCCTTAACGTCGGTGACGTCTCCCTCAATCTTAAAGACGGTGCCATTAACGTTGGATGTTAAAATTACTTTTTTAAAAACTTCAGTCATTTAACCAACCTCACTTCCCCCATCATCCTCTTCGGATCCCAAGTAGAATTTTCAAGTTGCCCGAGATGCCTCATCATCGGAATAACCATGACCTTCTTCTTTTGATTAAAGCCGCAGTTTAGGGAAGCCGCTCCCCTGTCAAATCTCGATCTGCTGTAACACCCTGTAAACCAGACGTCGAGGTTCGATCCTTTCCCGTCGTTTGGAAATCCGATCGGATGACCATCGGGGTTGAACCTCGGCACCTGCCCTATCGACTCCCAAAACTTCTTCTCAGCCACAACGTTGGGAAAACCCTGAGAAGTTTTTATGAGCACCTTTCTACCATTCCAGTCGACCGACTCAATGGTTGGGTGTTCGATGCAGTCGTATCCCGAAAAAAACCCGACGTCATATTTTTCCTTCAACTCCTCGTATGCTTCGAGAAGAGTCCCAAGCCACCCGTCCTCTAAAATCTCCACGTCATCCTGAAAGTAGCAGAGGTAAGGAAAATCTTCGTAGAAGGCGTCATACCACTTGGACTCCGACCACAGAAGATTGAACCCATACCGAACTCCGTGGCGCCTCTTGCTAAGCGAAACGTGGCAAAGGTTCTCGTGGCCCAATTTAGACAGGTATTCCGGAGTCTCGTCCGTCGAGCAATCGTCAACGATGAAGAGCCTGTAAGAAATGTCCCTCGTCTTTTGAAACAAACTGTCCAGAGTCTTCTTTAAAAACTCAACGCGATTGTAGGTCGTCATTAAAATATCGATCATCTCTCTATCGCCTCCGACACGAACATGAACTCTTGATCCACGGGCCACCTTTTCAAAAGCATCGGCAAATCTTTCTTCACCCAATTATCTTCGGCGTCCCCCGCGTGGCTGTGCCACGCATCATACCTTCTACCATAGATATAGAAGCCGTTAGAACATAACGGAGCAAGAGAGAGGAGGTGTTTCCTGTGAAGCGCGATCCATAGTCCCAATTCATTGCATATCTCCACGCCCGTCTTATTGATCCTCCACCCTGGAGCCTTAAACCCTTTGACGAAGGTCGTAAAATCAACCCGAGAAAAGAAGTCAAAGATCTCGTCCCTTGAAAGCAGCAGCATCTCATCATTCGAGTTATGCTTAAACCCGTGCACGGCCAACTCCACCCAATCAAGCTTCTTCATCTCAGTGAGATGATCTTCACTCGTCTTAAACGGGATCGCAAAAAGCGTGACCTTAAATTTTGGGTATCTTTTTTTAAGGGCAAACATCTCTTCGACGCAGCGATAGTGCCTATCGCTAAAATCATCGATGTGAAAAACTGCTCTTTTCATATTCATTCTTAAATCTCCATCAACGAACTAAGGCCATACCTATCGACCAACTCATCGGTAACCCTGATCTTTTGAGTAAATCTTTCCCTATTTACCGGCAGCCTCCCAGAAAGATTATTTCCCGTGTTGGTGAGGATGCAGTAAGCAAAATCAAGATTCTTCGATGGAATAAAATCCTTTGCCACGCGACTTTTAAAATAAGAGTGATCGTAGTTCATATAAAACCAATCGGGAAATAGTTTTTTATCCTCACCAATCTTAAACTTCAGCGCGTGGCAGGTGGTCGATTCCGGATAACGATGAATCGCAATCTCTTTTTCCTTTAGATCAAACATGTGGCAAGTCATATTGTAGACCGCCTTTGCTCCACTTTTTTCAAGACCGTGTATCCTCTCAATCGTGTCCCTTGCAAGCAGGTCGTCGGAGTCCATCCGAAGAAGCCAAAAGTCCATCAACCCTTTCCCGTAGGCCCATCGAACGGCCTCAATCACCGAGTTCTCAAGCTTTCGGCTCAGGTCATCTTCCCCATCCTCATAAGGGACAAGTTTATAAAGAATATCTTCATCCACAGCGCTTGGCCTCTTTAGCGGGACTCTCGTAAAAGCCATTTCAGCATCAGACTCTTGAGCCATTGAACACCATCCAATAAATTGGTCCTCAACTTTTATCTTAGGTCGATCGTGGTAAGAAAGAAAAAGCCTAAAGTTCACGTCCGTCTGTCGCCTCAAAGAATTGATGAAGCCTCCAAAGGTCTTCTCCATCATCTCTTGGTCGGGGTACATTCGTCTTGCTCCAAGACCTGAAAAGATAAGAATCATTAACTCACCCACTACACACTACTTCTTGAAATTCGGGAACCGTCTTCATTGAATTAATTCTTTTCATTCGGTCATCAATCTCGCGCCAAAAGAGATATGGCGCTTTCTCCAGCCACTCCCGAACGACGGTTTCGTTAGTTAGGTTCACGTTGAATCCTTCTTTGCCCCAACTCAGAGCTCCAACCATCTTGTTTGCCACGATCTGGCACCCGCAAAGAGACGCCTCCCAAACCACCCGCTCATTTGCTCCCCACCCGTCAAGGATGTGGACCAGGTATTGGTGGGTGGAGTAAATTTCTGACATCTTCTCATAGGGAACCATCGGATATACCTTAACGTTGCCCCCGCTCACGGGAGCGCCTCCGTTAGATAGGACCGTAAACGCAATCTCAGGATGATCGGAGATGTAGGCCTGAAGATTCTTCCATGATTTAAAATTTCGAACATTGCATATCAGGGCCGTGTTGGCTTTTCTCTCGACCGACGGGATTAGGTGAAAGAGGTCGACGTCGATCGCAAGAGGAAGGCAGATCCCATTGCATCCGAGAACTTGCCGGTGATTATCTAAGTGGATTGGCGATAGAAAAACGTTGAGGATTGAGTTTGCAAAAAGCCTTCTCGAGAACTCCAGTCTACCAAGTTCTCGATGATCGTGCTCATATTTTACATACGGCCTCATCCCACGCGAAACGAATTTGTCGATGGCTTTCATCTGAAGAGGGTTGAAGGCCCAAATGTTATTAAAGATGACGAGGTCTGCCTTCTCGAACTCAGATTCTAAGTCCACGACTTTAGGCGTAATCACCGAGATGCTGAACCCACAATCAACTCCCACCTTAATAACGAGTTCATTGCTTATCTCCGCGCCGCCATGGATTGAGGAGTCCTGAACCCAGGCGACCATCTTTTTTTTTACGCCTTTTGTCGCATAGGTTCCTTCTCCCAAATCCCACAGAGCCGGGCCGCTTGGCCTCATCATCTTGTCGCCATATTCTTGACCTGGTTTTCTTCTCAAGATTTTCCACTTGCCCTTGGCTTCCCCGATCAAGGCTTTTTCTAAATCATAAAATCCACCTGAGCCATAACCTTTTCGAAGTGCCTCCTCGAGATATTCGACCTTCACCATTGACCCATCGTCGGTGGTCACGTAGGTTCGCTTAACTTCTTCGCTGTTCATGGTCATCCTCTAATCCAAGCATTGAGAAAAAACTAATTGAATCTGACCCAGTATTTGTTCTAAAATTAAAGCATATCTTACATGCCATACATCGAATGGTATCGTTACCCAACCAAATTCCATAATCATTAGTAGAGGCCCCACACCTTGGACAAACCATAATCTCCCATTTTAATTTTGCCCCGATATTCAGACCGTCGGGGCCAGCGGGCTAGGAGGATTGTGATCATGACTCAGGAACGTTGTCGAGCACTGCAAAGGCGATCGGAACGCCAGGAGCGCCGTCCTGCCTCATGACGAATCGCAGCGCGGTTTGATCGTACTCGAAATATCTTTCCTTAGACATATCGATGGTCATGTCTTGGCGAAGCGCCCAGATGTAGTAACTGAGATCGCCGAGAGTAATGTCTCCCTGCACCCCGAGAGCGGGAATGTTCCGAGACTTGATGAAGGGATATCCGTTGAGCTGACCCGGAGCGGGGCGGCCTAAGCCATCAACCGTGGACTCAAAATAAACCGGCGCCCCAGTCGTGGTCTTCTCTTTTCTGAGCGTGTTCAAAGTGAGCCTCCTGATGAGGTAGGTTAGGTCCTGAAAATTTTCGTCGAGAGCGGACTCGAGGTTGATCACGTCATCTCTCCTAACAGTTCCTACGACCTGCCTTGGCACCAGATTAATTCCTGGATCGCTCAAAATTCCGAGCATCTGGCCATTCAACCCGGTTCCAGCAACCACTTCCCCCTCGGTCGTGTACTGAAATGCTCTGACGAAGAGGCCGGTGATATAGTTGATGAGGTTGATGGCGCTGTCCATAACCACCTCATCCGACATTGGGATGAGGCCAATCAACTTCTTAGCCGTAAAGGTTTTGTAGCTAAATTCAGGCTTCGTTTTGTCCTTCGTCGATGCTTCTTCCGGGTGATAGAGGACAATCCCGCCGAAGTACGATCCAGCCGCCTGAGCCAAGGTTGGGATTCTCATCGAAAGGCTGCCCATCGGGATTCTCCAAAGTTTTGGAAGGATCATGCTCTGAGCAGTCGCGAACTCGATGACCGTGGCCAGGAATTCGATCGGCACGAGAGCGCCAACGTCGGTGGTCGTCAGACCAGCCGCGGTATCCTTTTTATTCCAATCAGCAACCTCCTTGTTATAGTCTTGAATGTTGATGCTTTTCAGAATAAGTTTGTTGGGGTCAAATCCCAACTTCACGCATTCGGCAAACTTCTCCATCGCGGGAGAAAGCCTGAGAAAAGGTCCGCCCGAGCTCGCCAGCCTCATGGCCAACTCCTTACCGTCTAAGATGGGGTCTCCCGTTCTTGACCCACCAAAACTCTTGCTAAAGAATCTGGTGTCAACGATGGACTTGCCTTCTTTCTCCCACAAGGGACCATCTACAACGTCAAAGATTGCTTTCTTTTCCGCTTCCAGAGCAACCTTGATCTCACCCCGAACGGCCTCGATCGTTCCTTCCTTGATGGCCTTTTCTAAGGCCGCCGTATCTAAGGTGAACTTGCCTTCTTTTTCTGTTAGTTGAAGATCCATATTTTTGCTACCTCCTTCTCAGATTTTTTAAAGCAGTTATTTTACCTTTCCGCGGACGCGGTCAAATTCTTCTTTGACCGTTTCCTTGATGACCTTGCCGATCGTGCTGGAGAGAGCGTCCGTGATCTGCTTTGAAACTTCTCTCCGCTGCTCTTCGGCATTCACGATCGTCACGGTCCTTGGCTCGGGTGGTTGGCGCTCGGCTTCTTTCGCTCTCTTCTCCTCCGCCTCCGATAATGCGGAGAGTCGAGCGGAGAGGTCGCCGATCTGTTCTCCCATCGACTTAAATAAAGTTCGAAGCTCCTCCACCCCATCTAATGCGGATTTCAGCATCGTCCCCTGAGCGAAGAAGTCCTCCTTAAATTTTTTGTCCAAATCTAACTCGTCCTTTGCCCTGCGACAGGTTTCGCAAGTGTATTCGCCCTCATCCTTCTCAAAGTCCGTCCACTTCCAAACAGCGTCTTCGCCGCAAACCTCACACTTCCCAGTCGCTGGCTCAAACATCTTGCACTTGTAGTCGTGGCTCTTCAGCCACGCTCGCGCCTCAGCTGCCGTGAACTTATCCGATGAGAACCGAATCGCCTGAAGCTCAACCGGCTTGCTCCCCGCCTGTACTCCCCAGATGGCGTGTATGCCGGCGCCGAACTTGTCGTTCTCCCTCCGTATCCGGATATACTTTCCAGGATCCTCGAGGCGGCAGGCGTGCTCGTTAGGGTAAGGCTTCTCTTCCCACGCGTCATCGTCCCTCTTCCATGCGATTAGTTCTCCGCGCTTCTCTTCCAACTCCGGAAGCATCTTAATATAAATTTGCTCGACCTCCTTCCCAGGCAAGGTCTGCGCGTCCGGCTGCATCGGCACGGCAACCAAAGAATATTCAAGCAGCTCCCACTCATAAACATGACGGATCTCAACGCCATCTTTCTCAGTTTTAAACTCATGCCGAAGCGGGCGCCAGCCAACCGACCAATTCGGCATGTAGCCTTCAACGGTCTTCTGCCACAAGCGCTTGCCAAGATCGTCGGGGTAAAACTGCGTCTTAGCCTGAATGCCCTTCCGATTCTTAAATTCTCCGGGCTTGATCCACAGCGGCTTGGCGATCGGCTCCGAACCTATCGCGTCGTTGAACCCGTGCTGAAATAAAACTACGGGTCGTCCCTCCATCTTCATCCCATTGGCGTAAAGGATATCACGCCCACGATCTCGCCTTTCGGTCGATATGAAGTGAACGACGGTTAGATCCTTCTCGCTTGATTCCTTGACCTCGGCCTCAAAGACCTTATATTCCTTCTCCATTTCTCTGCCTCCTTATCAAAGTTAGAAAGACCAAAAATTTCTCTTCAAAATCTCCGTTAAAAATTCCCTGTGCTCCATCTGATAATATTTTCCATATTTAGCAACCCTGGTCCTGGGCCGATATGCATCAAAGAAATCTACAACGTCCGCTCTAAAATCTTTTGGCCTAACCACGGCCAGCGCCTTCATGAAAATTTCTGGCATGATGACCGCCGACCCCATGCAAATGAAGTGAAACGGATCTTGCATTCGATTGCAAAGTACGAAGAAGTCTTCCGACATTCGACCGCCTAAAAGCTCCCAGCCTCTATCAAACAAGTGCCAGAAGTCCGCTCCAGGAACGGTGAACATTAAAACATCTGTTTCTCGATCTTCACATATTTGAGTGAGGGATTCTTCCGGCGCCTTGGCTTCTCCTCTAAGCCATGACCAAACCATTTTTGATGCTGATTCGTTCACGGAATAATCTTCCATCAGTTGGGAAAGCGGATAGGAGTGTTCATCTCTCAAACTCGAATCCATTGCTCGCTGAAAGTCGTGAAACAAGGAGCCGCCGTTATGAATCAGCACGTCGATCCACCCTCTTCGAGCAACCTCCTTAATCTCTTCCCACGCGGTCTTGATGACCGCTCCGCCTATCCCAACTATTCTCACTCGCTCTTCTCCGTATAATAAAGCGTGCAGCGGCAGTTGATGTTCTCCTCCGCCAACTTGCCGTCTCCCGGCGCCGACATCTGATCTGCCCCAACCTTAAAATCCTCGTCCATCTCGATCCCGTCCAAATAAACTTGGCCGGCGAGCTGGTGAGATTCTCTAACTCTTTCATCTCCCGCCGTTAGCCAGTGTTTAAGGAGTTGGTCCTCAAGCCCCGTTTGGCTAACTGATTCAAGATCGGCTTGGTTCATCGCGGCAATCGTCTCGGTCCTCGCGATTAGCGGAGCCCGATACTTATCATAGGATTCAAACTTCTCAGCAAGAGTCTGAGCAATGGCGACTACCGGTTGTCCTTCCGTGAAGCCTTGGCGCAGGATTGCCTCAATGTCGTCGAAGGTGGTCCCCGTGACCTCGCTAGAAAACTGACGCATCCGACCTCCAAGCCACTTCAAAACGGCGGGATCGTTGACGTTGAAGTCAACGGCAACCTTGATTGATTCTAACAGGTCATGAATTCGGGCGTCCCCCGTCTTTTTCATGATCTCCCGAATCAATGGTAAGGCGAGTTGCTTGATCCGCTCCTGCTCAATCTTTTTGTTGATGTTGATATCTTGAACCGTTTTATTCTCCTTAAGATGCGCTTCCACCCTCGCCCGCGACCACCCGCTATATTGGCCAACGACGGCCTTGCCTCGCTCGCTGAGCCGACCGATGACTTCTTCCCTTTGTAAGTTGAAGTAAGTCCTAAGTGGCTCGATGAGAATTCTCTCAAGAACTTCCGACCGCTGCACGAAAAGTTTCCAGGCAATATTCTTCTTCTCATCCGTCCAAAAATCATTGTCCATCGCCTTAAATAATTTAGCGGGAGGCGCGGAAGTTGGTGGAGTTGCTCCAACCTGGGTCATCGTGAACGAGACCCAAGGCTTATCGCCCCAAGGAACTGGCTCCCTCCCCTCCAAAGCCCTTTCCTCATTGATCGACGAATAAAGCGTGTTGAGGTTGGACTGCCTCTCCAAAATTCTAATCGCTTTGTCGCCATAGTCGGGGAGATCGAAGTCGCAGGTCAACCCCTCGTCGTAGGTCGGAAGAAAAAATGTTTCCATAACTTCTTCAATCATCATGCACCGCGGGAGAAGGCACTCGAGAATAAACGTCTCGTTCAGCGCCTCCATATTTGCTCGATTGACGTCCTCGACCAACCCAAGCTTCCCGGGAGACAAGTCAAAACCTGTGATAAGCTTATCGCGCGCGTAACGCGCGACTTCCTTTATCATGGCTTCCCTGCCCGTCATGCCAAGCTTCTCGGCCTTAAGCCCCGAGTGCGTGATTAAAGTTTCCCCCGACTTAACGGCGCCAGCAAATTGGGAGTCGATCAATTCCTTCAGCTCCTTCACCTGCTCTGTCCCGAGCTTTTGCTCCGTTGTTAGATGAAGCCCCGGCATTGCTCCGTGTTCAAAGAGAGCCTTCTGCTGCTCCATAAGAAAAAGGTCGATATCATAAGGATAGGCCTGAGCCATCAGCGGCGACATCGGCATGAACGGGGAAGCGGGGTTGGGGTATTTAATCAACAAGACTTCATCCGGCTTAAACTGCTGCGCCACTTCGCCGTCCCGATAGTCCCAATATTCAAGATCTAACTTCGATGAGACCTTCGGAACGAGGCGCGCGTACTTCGTGAGAGGGAGCGGCCAGATTTGGCTTGGGATTCTGAGGCCGTTCATAACTTTCAGCCACCCGCACAATCCTCCAAGCTCCAACCGAATCATCGTCTCATACCAAAGCATGAATCGAGTCATAAAAGAATTCGGGTGATTTATCAGAGTCAAGAACGGGTGGTCAAAGATCTCTTCTCTTTCGAGGCCCATCTCCTTAAGAAAATATTTTCGCTCCCCGTTTTTAGGCAAGGCCTTATAACTAGATCGCCATGAGAGGTCGACCACCTTCACGCCTTTGCGCCGATAGACGAAGAGCCTCAAAGGAACCATCGCGACCGATTTCGCGATCTTGTCGATGCAGGTATAAACCCACGACCGATAAGCATCGACGAGCTGGCTGTACTGTTTTTCAGGCATCAGGGCGGTTGACCCGCGAGCCGAGACGTATGAACTAACTAAAGCGTTCGTTTTAGCCTTCGCCTCCGATTCTCTCATGAGGCCAAACTTCGAAAGAACCTTGTCTACAAAAATCATGCCGTTGCCCTCTTTTCTTTCCCGACGAAGAAGAATCCTGGGTCGGATGAAAGCATCAACTCAGTCAGCGCCCAGACCATGGCGTCCATTCTATTTGGCGACGGATCGCCGGGGATCCAGAGGCACATCTCATCTTCAAGCGCCTCGAACTTTCCAACGTGGTGAACTCTCCCCTGCTCATACTGTGCGGCGATCGGCTCCGCCCTCGTCTGCTTCCCTCTGCTCGCGTGCACCAATTCCACGGGAACTTTCTCGTCGACCTGAGCGATGGTGAGAGACACCATCTCTCCGCCCTGGTTCGCTTCCGCGATGATTCGATCTGCTTTAAACTTGTGGTAAGCCGTGATCGCCGCCGTAGCCCACGTTAGCGGGCTTCCCTGAACGGACTCATCGGCGAGGATGTAGCCTTCTCCTTTGCAAAGGCCTCCGACCACGATCCCCGCCTCATCCCCCGTGCTCGTTGCCGAAGGATCCACTCCCACGACGATCCTCGTAAGAGGAGGCGCCGCGATGACGCGGCCTTTGTCGATGGCGTCCCTCTTCCACAAGGCGCCAGGAGATTCGTTGACGTCCTCGGCTAAGATCTCCATCCGATAAGAGAGAGAAGTCATGTCGTGAGTTATTTCGGATAACGCATCCTTGCTTATGTGAGGGTTGTCGTGCGAGGTAAAGTGGAAAGCGGCCCATCGACCCGATTTGTCCTGCAAGGCTTTCGCGTACATCTTTGCCGCATGCTGAGGATCCTTTGCTTTGCTTGCGCTTCTGCTGTGGAGGCTCGGAGGAGTGTATATAAAGATCGCGTCGCCGTCGTTGTCGAGAAGCATCGGAGCTCCGACGTGGTTCCACGCGTCCTCGTCCATCAGTTGCCATTCATCAAGGATAAGGACGTCGGCGTAGTCCCCACGGAGAGTGTCCGCGTTCCACGCCGTCTTTGCTCTGATCCGATTCTCAGTTCTAGGAACCTCGATGATATGCTCCGACTCATTTTTATACAGAGCCTTTTTCTCTATCGGCTCCCAAAGAGCTTTCGAGACCGTCTTCCAGAATCTTCCAATCTGCTCCGAAGTTGGAGCCGCATAAAGAACTCTTCTTCCCCGAAGAAATTCTTCTACCGCAAGGATCGCAACTCCAACGGTCTTCCCGCCTCTTCTGCCGGCGCGAACGATCTTCCGCTTCACAACCGTCCTTAAAAATGGAAGTTGCTTAAGGTGCGGCTTTGGAAGGCGAACTCTTAACTCCAGCCCCATTCCCATCTCCTTCATATTCGACGATCAATTTGATCGGCTCTCCATCGAGGCCACTCAACTCAGAAGTAGTCGTTCTCCAATTTCTTCGATACGCGCTCAACAGCCTCGCAAGAAGGTGGTCGGAATAAACCCGCTCATAGCCGACGACTTCCCCCAAATAGAATATGGGTTTGTTGACGCCATCTACTCCTCGACGAATCGCCTCGCTTTCGGCGGTGTCCATAGCCGCATCTCTAACCTTATCAAATTCTTTTTTAAATTCTTTATCATTTTCAAGAGATTTATAAAGAGCGACACGGTTCAGGTTCATTAAAAGACAGGTTTTAGTAACATTCCCGGCGGTGATTAATAGGTGTTCATACAGCTTATCTCTAAACTCTTTAGATTTAAAATGAACTCTTTTGCAAGGTCTCTTTTGAAAATCTCCTCTTCTCCCTTTAACTGGCTGCGCCATCGTTCATTCCTTTCCATCCCATGTATCACAATGGATACCTAAAGTAAAATAAATAATCAGCGTGACCTTGCTAATAACCAAATGTAAACCCTTTTCCCGCGCCTATAATAGGAGTATTTACAGGTAGAAGAAAGCATATAATTATACAACGCCTTCGCGTAGGTGCTAAGGATCTTATTCACTCTGCCTTACATCTAATGTAAACCTAAAAAAACCGACAAAGTGCCGATGCAGATTATTTATACGAACCTATCTGGTAATTGATTAATATAATTAAATATTTTTATTCTGCATCGGTAAGCATCACTGGTGCCATTTTTAATCGAATTGAAATTTTTTTTTTCATCTCGATTGAAATACCTCCTCTTATAGGTTGCGTGATGCCTCAAAATTTTATAAATAAATTCATGGGGTTTAAACCCCAGCAACGGCATCCTTATACAAAGGGGTGGCCGATCCTCCTTGATGCCATTCAAAAATTATCAATGATATCCAAGAGTTATAACATAATACCGCTGTCGACTGGAAACGCACATCCGATGCCGAGGCAAGCGAATTTCTCCTCCGCTACTTTTTCGATCTCCCGAAAAAAAAGTATTTACATTTGGTTCAAAGGGGTGTATAAAGGAGGCATGCCATACGAATACCAGGGCGTTTTTAAAGGGCAAGTCCACATTCTTCCAAATAATCTCCGCCAGCGCCGGTGCAGGAAGTGCGGCGGCTGCCTCAAGTTTTTCTCCTCCGACGGCGAGAAGAACGCCTGGACTTGCGGCGGGTCTTGCGGGATGTTTTCAAAGGTGCTTCTCATATCGGGAGAAGAGAGGGGGAGAACTGAGTCTTATCAAAGGCAGATGGGGCGCTATGAAGAGGCGAAAAAGCGGAGGCGAGATTCTAGGATAAAGCTTGCGGAAGAAGATGGGAGCGCATTTTCTCCGGATAATATAAGGGGGCGCATCCGGCAAAGAGCTCTGAAAAGGGAGCTCAGAGAAAAAGGCCAGGACCAAAAAATTCTGAGGAGCATGGTCCGCTACTATGGCGGGGTAGATGAGGTGCTTAAAATTCTGCGGGCGGACGCGAGAAAATAAGCTTGTTAGAAAAGGAGAGCGATATGCCATTCATAGAATTTCGTAGAAAGCGCTTGCTTAAAAGGAGCATGTTTCCAGACTGCGTTTATGCCTCAAAATCTGCGCTCCGGTTTTCCGTGGAGTTTTGGAAGGTTGAGCTTGGCTCGGCGCCTAACCTCCGCCTCTTCTACAATGAGGAGGCGGGCCAGGTTGGGATGCTCCCAAGCTTCTCCGGCGAGGGTTACCGGGTTAGCATCCGAAAAGACCACCTGATCCCGTCGGTGAATTGGAGGGGGTTCCTTGCGGAGGCGAAGCTCAATTTCATGAGCGCCGCTTCGTTTAGGGTTGAGGCCGGCGGTTCTAAAGAGATGAGAACTTTCACGATTCTCAACGGAGGGAAGGCATGAAGAAAAAGAGGAGGATTAGAGTCGTCTGGTGCTCAGGCTGCGGAGAATGGGTTGAGATCTCGAGCGCAAGCCATCGGACTAAGCCGGAGCTTGGATCCATCTCCTTCATCTGCAAAAAATGCGGCTCGTCGAACGAGTCGATTGTGAAGAAAGTGTTGAGGGGTTGAGGCGTGGGATCCAGAGGAACTTGGGTGGAAATCTTCTTCGACCAATATCGAAGTCAGACGGAGAGCGCCTACTTGGTAGAAGTGGGTGGGAAGGAAATATGGCTCCCAAAGTCGCAGGTCAGGAATTTTTTCGCGGACGGGTCATGCGAGGTCCAGGAATGGCTCGCGAGAGAAAAGGGGCTGATATGAGTTACCACGAGTATTTGAGGGCGATCTTTAGCTTAACGCAAGGTATAATTCTCCTGGAGGGCTGCTGCCGGAAGATGGAGAAGAGTTGTGCGGTGGATAATTTCGAGCGGGATGGTTGAAGTTAAATTTGACGAGCTGATCGAGGAGCGCGGAGCATCCATCTGCGTCCTGGTTGACGGCAGGAGGCTCTGGCTCCCAAAAGGTCAGGTCGATTTCCGAAGGTGGTCTTCCATAGTGGAAGTGCCGGAGTGGCTCGCGAGAGAGAAGGGGCTGATATGATCCTAAGAAAATTATTTTGGAGTAGCGCCGTGATCTTAGTGGAGAAGAAAGCGTGGGATAGGTCGATCCGGATCGCCGGCCTCGCCGGAGTTTTATTTGAACAGGGAAGATCGAAGCCGGAGCCGATCGTTATGAAAGGGGTGGAGTTCTGATGAGCGTGAGCCGCGTCCTTATGGCGATCCTGCTGCTCGAGTACGCCGCGATCGCGGTCGTCTGCCTCTTCGAAAAAGATTGGGTGAAGGCTTTATATTGGGTCGGGGCCAGCGTGCTTCAAGTCGCGGTGCTTTTTGGGATGAGATGATCGTGCGCTGCCCAAACTACGGAGGAGATTATGATCAAGAGAAGCCTGCACACGACGGCGGACGAGGTGAGTTATTTAAAGAGCATAGGCCAGTGGTGGAACCCTCGAAACGAGAACGGCCGCGCAAGGAGGGCTCGGCTTCTCCGCAGTTATTTAAGCTCGATGGAGGGGCGGAGAGATTGGGGCGCCGTGGATCCCGCCGCCGTCAAAGATTTTATAAGGGAGGCGCTGCTTGAAGACGGAGCCGTTTAAGCACCAGAGAGAATGCTTCAACATGTCTTGGGAGAAGAATAATTTCGCCTTGTTTTTGGAGCAGGGTCTAGGAAAAACGAAGATTGCTCTTGACACCGCGGAGGCGCTCTTCAAAAAGAAGAGGATCGAAGCCCTCCTAATCATCGCCCCAAACGGCGTCCACTCAAATTGGGTGCGCCAGGAGATCCCGAAGCACCTAGACTGCCCGTACTACGCCGTTGAATATTCCGCGGGCAGAACGAAGACGAAGAAGTTTCAGGATCAAATCAGCCGCCTATTCTATCCAACGGTTAAAGAGAGGAAGCTGAGGATCCTTGCGGCAAACGTGGAAGCATATAGCGCCCCATGCGAGATTGCCGAAATATCGAAGAAGTTTCTCGAGAAATTTCCCGGCCTCATCGCCGTCGATGAGTCGAATCGGATCAAGACCCCGAGAGCGGCGAGGACGAAGAGGATCATCGCCTTAGGAAAGCGCGCCAAGTATAAAAGGATACTCACGGGGACCCCCGTCACTCAATCGCCGTTCGACCTGTATGCTCAGATGGGGTTTCTTGACTACTCGATCCTCGGCTTCTACTCGTTCTACGCGTTTAAGAATAATTACGGCCGGTGGCAGAAGTCGATGGCGAGCAAGCCAGGAGGTAAGGCGTGGGAGTACGAGACGCTGATCGAGTACGTTCGGCTCGACGACTTAGCCGATCGAATTCTCCCCCACTCTTACCGAAGGCTTAAGTCGGAGTGCATGGACCTGCCAGAAAAGATCTATAAAGTTTATGGTATTTATTTGAACTCAGAACAGAGGAGGCTTTACGACAGAGTCTTAAAAGATGGCGTCATCGAATTTGAAGATTTTAGGATGCTGAACCCGCTTCAAATCACGAGGCTTCTGCGGTGCCAGCAGATAGCCGGCGGATTTCTCCCGCTAGAAAATCCGAGCGATGACCCAGGTGATGCGAGGCCGCTCTCAAAAGGAAATCCAAAGTTAGATCTCCTCGCAAATTTGATCGAAGACTATCCTGGGAAGACGGTCGTGTGGGCTCGGTTTCGAGCCGAGATAAGCGCGATCGTTGATCGACTCAAAAAAGCGCGCGGGCCGGGGTCCGTCGTCGAGCTTCACGGCGGAGTAAGTTTAAAGGAGCGCAGAGAATCTGTCGCAAGATTTCAGGCGGATCCCTCCTGCGGGTTTTTGGTCGGGCAACAGAGGTCTGGGATCGGGATAGATTTGTTTGAAGCCGAGGTCGTGTACTATTACTCAAACTCATTCTCGTATGAGGAGAGGTATCAGACCGAGGACCGCGCGCACAGGATCGGCCTCAAGCACCCCGTGATCTACATCGACTTGGTGGCATACGACACGGTTGACGAGCGCATCCGCGAGGTTCTCCGGAAATCGGGAGCGACCGCTCACAAGGTGTTGGATGAGAGGAGGCAGCATCCTTGACGGATGCTACCCACGCGTAACAAGGTGAGCGAAGATTTATGTTCATCGACATCAAATTTTTTCTGAGGTTCAAAAGAAGCCAATGATACCAATGGTTCTACGAGGATGATCCTTGACGGCCGCGGCCCTCGCGTAATGAAAGGGAAACGATCTGTGTTCACCGACATTAAAAGCAACGATTCAAAAACTAGTATCCTTGACGGATGCTACCCACGCGTAACGAAAACAAGAGTACAGGAGGCCCTGAAGAGTTTGAATCGGCCTCATCCACCGTCCTCCTTCTTTTTGGGGTCTTCTGTATTCTTAAATTTTTTGTGAAAGGAGAAATATGTGGCCATAGAACGAGTTGAGAACTATGATAAGCTTAGGCCCGCGTTCGAGGACGCCGTGATAGCGAATGTGAAGAGAGGGGGAGCAAAGTCGACGCTTGGATTCTTGTCGGAGAAGACCGACTTCTTTGAAGCTCCCGCGTCGATGCATCACCACTTAGATAAGGTCGGAGGTCTGGTGCTCCACTCATTAAACGTGTGGGCCGTGATGAAGAGGCTGCAAACTTCCTACAAAGGGCCAATAGAAAGCTTCGCGATCGCGGCCTTGTTTCACGACCTGTGCAAAGCGAACTTTTACGTCAAGGAGATGAAGTGGAGAAAGCCAAACGACAGGTGGGTGCAGCAGGAGGAGTGGGGGATCAAGGATCAATTCCCGCTGGGCCACGGGGAGAAGTCGGTGTCCATTCTCCAAGACCACATGCGAGTGACGGAGGAGGAGAAGCTCGCGATCCGCTGGCACATGGCCTGGTCGGACCCGGGGGTTCACTTCTATTTCGGGAGCAACTCGTGGAGGGATGCGCTTAATAAATGTTCTTTGCTGAAGGCTCTGGTGATCGCCGACATTGAGGCCACATTTTTTTTGGATGAAAGATGAAGAACAGCGCTGTCGAGCGGACCTCACCCGAATGCTCCAAGAATGTAGAATTATTGCTTGATCGAAATTTATAGAACGGAGGTGATTAAAGTGGCTTTAGATTTTGAGGCGGATTCGGAGGCGAAGGTGACGGAGGAGCAGTTGAAGAGAGTTTCTCAGATGATCAAGATTCAAACCAGCATGGAAGACGCGATCCTTAAGCTCGAAGAAAATCTGGAGGCGGAGAACAAGAAGCTCAACCAAATTCGACAGGAGATATTTCCAAACTTGATGAAGGAGCTTGGGTTAACGGAGCTGAAGACTTCTTCCGGAGATAAGATTGAGCTGAAGAAAACGGTGACGACCTCGATCAAGGTGGAGAATCGGGCAAAAGCTTACGAGTGGCTGCGAAAGCACGGGTTTGGATCCCTGATCAAGACTCTGGTGACGGCCCGATTCGGCCGCGGCGAAGAAGAGAGAGCAAAGAAACTTCTTCAGGAATTAACCAAGCAGAAATTTGACGCCGAGTTTTCTGAGAATATCCATGCGGGGACTTTGTCGGCATTTGGCAGGGAGCAGATCGAGAAGGGAGAGCCCCTTCCAGAAAAGCTGTTCTCTTTGTTTGAGTTAACTATGACCAAGGTGACGAGGCGCAAGAATGAGGTGTAAAAAGTGTCGCGGCCTTCTCTCAAGGGAGGTCTTCATCGATGAATACGGCGACAGTTTTTCTGGGCAAAGGTGCGTAGGTTGTGGAGACATAACGGATAGGATCATCCTGTTAAACAGGAAAGGAGGACCGCATGAGAACAGAAGGAAGCAAAAGAAAAGAAGGGCGGCCGAACTTGCCAGCCGAAAAACCGAGAACAGGCCTCCCTGCAATCCCGATGGACTTTGAGCGGGATGCGGGGAAAGGTTTTGAGACGGCGGACAAGGACGCTTATGCCATACCGTTTTTGATCGTGCTCCAAACAAATTCTCCCCAAGTGTCGGAGGGGGACGCCGCTCACGTGAAGGGAGCAAAGGCTGGGATGCTGATGAATTCTGCGACGAAGGAGTTGTTTGACGGAAAAGTTGGCGTGCTCCTTGTCCCCGCTTATTATCAGCACAGGTATGTTGAGTGGGTGCCAAGAGACCAGGGCGGAGGATATCGGGGCGACTACTCTCCGCAAGACGTTGACGTGACGAAGTTGAGCAGGAACCAGAGCGGAAAGTTCGTTCTTGACAACGGAAACTATCTCGCTGACACGCGCTACCACTTCTGCATTCAACTTATTTCGGATGGGCCGAGGACCGTCGTCCTTTCGCTCAGTTCCACGCAGATAAAGAAGTCCAAAAATTGGATGACCTTAATGCAGACGATTAAGTTGAAGGGTAAGACCGACAGGAAATATACTCCCCCAACCTACTCCCACGCATACAAGATGACGACCGTTCAAGAGAGCAACGATAAGGGAAAGTGGATGGGAGTTGTGATCGAGGTGAACCACCTCCTCTCTGGAAAAGAAGCGGACATCTACGTCTTAGCAAAAGAATTTGCAAAACAGGTGAGCACGGGTCAGGCCAAGCCAGAAGAACCAGTCATCCCAGGCTCTGATGAAGATGCGCCGTTTTAACAAAATTTGAATCGGAGAGGATCGTGCGACATGAATTTAGCGGAACGGTTCATGCAGAGATTTCTTGGGCTGATGCGTGCTCATGGGTGCTATCAGGTCGTCGATAAAAAAAGCAAGCGGGGGAAGATCGGCGGGCAGGCTAAGACTTTAAAGGAGCCGGTCACCGCCGCCGTTTGGAGCGACCACTTGTCCGGAAAAACTGGGCTTGGGATAGTCCCCATAAACGATGAGGGAAGTTCGTGGTTCGGAGCGATAGACGTCGACGTTTACGACCTAAACTTAAACAACTTAGAATCAAGGATAAGAAAAGCGGAGATCCCGCTAACCGTCTGTAGAACGAAGAGCGGAGGAGCGCACCTTTACCTATTTTTAAAGGAGGCGGCCTCCGCGTCTTTGGTGCGAGACAAGTTGATGGAGTGGTCCGTCTTCTTGGGATATCCCCACGTCGAGATTTATCCGAAGCAGTCGGAGATCGCGGGAGAAGATGACGTGGGGTCTTGGATCAATATGCCTTACTTCGGCGGAGAGCGGACGACGAGATACGCGGTCGTTGAAGGAAGGAACTTGAGCCCGCCAGAATTTTTAGACTATGCCGACGGAGCGGCAACGACCGCCGAAGTGATAAAAAAGCTTAAGGTAAAGGAGGATGAAAATTTAGCGAACGGTCCCCCGTGCCTTCAGTATCTTGCCATCTCCGGCTTCCCGGAAGGGACGAGAAATATGGCCTTATACAATCTGTCAATTTTTTGTAAGATGAAGTACGGGGATGCGTGGGAAGAGAAGGCTCGGGAATTTAATAAGATGTACTTGATCCCTCCGCTTAGCCACAAGGAAGTGGAGACGATAATAAAGTCCATCGGCAAAAAAACATATTTTTATAAGTGCAAGGAACCTCCAATAATGGGGTCATGCAACAGATCGATCTGCACCAAGAGAGAATATGGGCTGAAGAAATCGGGGAACGATCCGGGAGTGACCTTAGATGGGATGACGAAGATAACGACGTGGCCTCCGATGTGGGTGTTGAACGTGGACGGCAGAAGAATCAAGATGGAGTCGTCAGAAGATTTTTTGAGCCAGACCAGGTTCACGAAGGTGTGCGTAGATTCTTACAACATCGTGCCGAATCGAATCAGCGAGCCGGTGTGGCGATCGATCATACGAGACCTTTTAGATAAGGCGGATGAGATCGAGGCTCCCGAAGACGCGGGGCAGCGCGGAGAATTTATGGCGATGGTGGAGAAGTTCTGCACCGAGAGACCGCCGGCAAAGAATCCGGAGGAGATGCTGACAAGCAGGCCGTATGGGAGGGACGATCGAATTTACTTTCGAGCGATGGATATGCTCGAGTGGATGAGGAAGAAGAAGTTTAACATAACGGCTCGAGAGGCGTGGGACATACTTCAGGACAAAGGAGCAAAGACCGAATCATTTAAAATAAAGGGAAAGTTTTTTCGAGCGTGGTCGATGCCGCCGTTCACGACTCAGACTGAGCCGTTCGAAGTCCCGGACATTCCCGGAGAGGTGGAGGAGTTTTGAGGTCATACGCTCGGGATTGGAGCCTGTTGAGAGAATCCATAATAGAAGACTATCGAAGCGGAGAATCTCTCAGGAAGATTTCTGAGAAGATTGGAGTCTCCCACGCCACCATCAACAAGCGGCTATCCTTGTGGGGAGAGCACCGCCGAGGGACGGACGCCATGAGGAGAGGAGGGCGAACTCGAAAAAAATATCGCGGGAAAGACTGCTCGGGTTTAAGGCTCGGCCAACTCTTGGTCTTGGGAAAAGACCCAATCCTCTATCCAATGAGATACCTCGTTCGCTGCGACTGTGGAAAATTGGTTCAGTTGAGCGAAAAGCAACTGCTAAAGAAAAGGACGTGCGGGCATGACAAAAGATAAGAGGTGGGAGATAGAAGTTTTAAATCATGGGATAAAGATCAAAGTTTCTTCCGGATATTTTTCTTCGAAAGAAGTTAGAAACTTTATCCGAGATCTCATCAACGGCCTCTTTGAATTTTCTCCCACGGAGAAATTATGCAAAAAAGACTGATACTCGGAGGGCCTGGATCTGGGAAGACGGAGCGGCTTCTTAGAATCGTGGAAGAGGAGATTGCGCACGGCCTGGAGCCGCACCTAATCGCGTTCGTCTCCTTCACCAATAAAGCGGTGAACGAGGCCAAAGACCGCATCATAAAAAAACTTGGGCGCCCTGAAAAGGATTTCCCATTTTTCCGGACTCTACATTCTTTGTGCTATCGCCAGATTGGGGCAAGGAGAGATCAAGTTATAAAGTTGTCCCATTTAAAAGAGATAGGAGAAGCGCTTGGAGTCAGGATCTCGGGAAAAGTGTCCATTGACGATGACTCCCGGATGAGGGAAGGAGATAGGATGATGTTTCTGGACAACCTTGCGAGATCCGTGAGAAAAGATCTTCGCGAAGTGTGGCAGAACTTCGACTGGGATCTCCCGTGGTATCAGGTGAGGAGATTCTCGGACGTCCTTAAATCTTATAAGGAGAAGAGAAATTTGTTGGACTTTACTGACATGCTTGAAATCTTCTTAGATCGGGGGACGTCCGCAGGAGTTGAGGTGGCCGTGATCGATGAAGCGCAAGACCTGAACTCGATCCAGTGGTCCGTCGTGGAAAAGATGTTCGGAGACTGCGATAGGATGTATGTGGCGGGAGACGACGATCAAGCTATATACGAGTGGTCTGGAGCCGACGTGGAAAAATTTCTCCATTTAAATGAAGACTACAGAGAAGTTCTTCAGACCTCATACAGGCTCCCAAAAAAGATATTTGATTTTTCAAGCGAGATATCTAAGAGGATCCGAGATCGATACGACAAGAGATTTGAGCCTAAAAAAAAGGGCGGGAAAGTGGCCCGATATTTTTCGCTCGACCAAGTCGACTTGAGCGGAGAAGGGTCATGGCTCCTGCTTTCTCGAAACGCCTGCTTCTTAAAAATTTTGGAGGAGGCCTGCATCAGCCAAGGAATCTCGTACACAATGCGAGGAAACTATTCGTCGGTGGATCCAGCCGACGTGAGAGCGATAAAAATTTACGAGAATTTAAGGAAGGGCGGAGCGGCAAATAACAGAGACGCAAATTTAATCCTCGAACTTCTTGGGTATAGAAATGCTTTCCATAGAAGAATGGATGAAGATAGATCCTATAAACTAAAGGATTTGGTCTCCTCCGATCCTGGGATATGGCACGATGCTATGGTTGGATTAACTTCCGACAAGCGCGCTTATTATTTGACCATACTTAAATCTGGGAGAAGGCTTTCTGGAGATCCGACCGTCCACATCGACACCATCCACGGGGCAAAGGGCGGAGAAGCCGACAACGTGGTGCTGCTGACCGACCTGACTCGCGCGACCGAAGAAGGTTATGAGAAGAGGCCAGATGCGGAGACGCGGGTGTTCTACGTTGGCGCCACTCGGGCGAAGAAGAACTTATACGTCATCGCCCCAACCACGGACAGGTATTTTTTGCTTTAAGAAAGGTTAACAATAATTCCTTGATATTATCGGACTCAAAACCGATTAAAATTTGAAAAGTTTGCATACCCGGACCTAAAAAAAGACTAATGATATTAAGTTGTTAGAAGGTGTATATTTTTTCTGTGCTATTTACTAACAATATTTGTCTTTTCGAGCCCGTCCAAAAAGGAACAGTCTAATGATATCAGGTGGTTAGCGGAGGTAGGATCTGGCATACTTATTTCATACTAATACTGTGAAATGGCAAACAAAAAACAGATAAAAAAAGGGGAGATCATGAGAAATCTAAAGGTTTGGAGAGACGAGAATGGGGATCTCCAAGAACAGGTAATTTTCGAGGGAACGTATAAGGCGTGTGCAGAGGCGGGGGAACAGTATATCATAGATCATCCCGAAGAAAAGATTTTAGTTAACTTCTGCATTTGGGCCAAACCCCATGACGGTAGGATTTAAATGACAAAACAGATAAAAAACGCTCAGATGAGGCTCAAAGGATTAATCGACCGGGTAGAATTAAAGCCGTGGATCCTGAGCGCAGGCGGAAGCGAAGTAGAACATTCCATTAACTTAGGTGCCGCACACTCGAATGACCCGACGGCGGGAAGTTCGACCGAGGCGTAAGTCACCGCCAACCTTTTAAAACTGAATACCCCGCCTATCTAAAAAGAATTTTTGCGGGGTCGGAGATAGCGAGGGCACCGAAGAAAGTTCCCGTGGATAATGCAGAGCCAGCGTGGTCCAACGATCACGCTTAATGCAAGATCTCGGGTGGCAACTCCCGAAGAAAATATGAAGGAGGTCAAAGCAATGGAAGGACTGTTGATTAGTTTTACCGGAAGCGTGATGATTTTTGGGCTGATGTTAACTTGGGCATTCCTGAGATAAGGATAAGGAGCGGGTCTTAGTTTTCGGTGCGGTGTAATCCAAGACCAGTGCGAAGAGTCGTATCGAATCCGGATTCGGTGAAGACCGAGAGCTACTGTGCGGTGTAATCCAAGACCCGAAGGCAACACTAGGATCCGCTCCCCACATAATACCATGAACCTTAAACCGCCCGATGGGCACAAAAGGAGGACGGTATGAAATCAGAATTAGATAAAAGGATTCAGAGAAAAAGGCCGCAGTGGCACGTGGACTTTAAAGAAAAAACTGGGCGCTATCCCAATCGTTTTGAAGTTTTTATGAGGACGGCTGGACGCAATCTCGAAAAGAAAGAAGATTTTGAAGAATTGGGGATCGCGGACTGCGACTACTGCGGAGAGGAATCGGGAGACCTGCTTTTAGACGGCGAAGGAAATCTGGCGTGCCCGAAGTGTAGATAGTTAACCCAGGCACGTGGACTTTAAAGAAAAAACTGGGCGCTATCCCAATCGTTTTGAAGTTTTTATGAGGACGGCAATGCGAAATCTTGAAAGGAGGTGAAAAATGAAGTACGCGGACAAGGAGAATTTAAGGGGCATTGTTTTAAGCATGACGGATCCCCAACTGAAGTTTGCTCTCATGTGCGTAGTTGAGGGAGCGGACGTCGACTACGCGATCCTCGTTTCAGTAGGAAAGGAGGTCAAGAAAAACTACCTTGAAGAAGCGATCAAAAATTTTGAGTTTGACCTAAGAGAACGGCCGCTTAGAAATTAAGAAGTAAAAATCATTCCCACCAAAAATCAAAGAGAGAAAAGGAGGAGATCATGAGGACAGAATCTATTAGAAGAATTGGGGACGGAAGAAATTTCGTCCCAAGAGAAGAGCTTTATCAATTAGGAAGCATCGTGGCCGAGCACGAGGCCTCAACTCTCACCGATCGGTACAGGTTCCTTTCCACGATCGGGATCGTGGACGTTCTTGCTAAGGAGAAGTGGCTCCCCGTCTCCGCTCAGGAGCAGAGAGTTAAGGCCGCATCCCGCGAAGGTTTTCAGAAGCACATGATCCGATTTCGAAGGCAGTTTGATATGGTGACCAGGGTTGGAGACGTTGCTCCTGAGATCATCCTCGTAAACTCCCACGACGGGTTCACCAAATACAACTTCATGCTTGGGCTATTTCGATTGGCCTGCCTAAACGGCCTGATCGTAAGCGAAGCCCAATTTGCATCGATCAAGGTGATGCACCTTGAGAATGTGGGCGATGCGGCGATCGAAGCCAGCTACGAGATGGTCAAAGCCATCCCTAACCTGATCGACCGAGTGGACGAGTATAAGGCGATCGAGTTAAAGCCCATAGAACAAGAGGCGTTTGCCGAATCGGCCCTCGTTTTAAAATACGGAAGCGACGATAGCCGATTGATCCGAGACGGGAGCAACGCGGAGATTGGGCCTAGATCCTTCAATATCCCCGCTCTCTTGAGCCCAAGGAGAGACGAGGACCGAACTCCAAATTTGTGGAATACCTATAACGTGGTCCAGGAGAAGATGGTCAAAGGAAACGACTTCGAGAGGACGACTCGTCAGCAGGCGAACGGCAGCTTTACTCACAGGAGAAAAGTTCAGGGGATCAAGGGCATCGACGAAAACCTTAGAATCAATCGCGGCCTCTGGCATCTGATGGAGAAGATGGCGGAAATTAGAGCGAATTAAAAGAAAGGAAAATCCTGTGGCAACGAATTATTTGACGTGGGCTGAGGCGACCAAGAGAGATCATCCAAAAACAATCTGCAAGGAGTGTGGAGGAAAATTTAGGATTGGGCACTTATACTACATCCTTTCCATCGGCCCGTTTCAGGCCATCCACATCTCCTGCAAAGAAAGATTGGAGGTGGAAAAATTGGAGACTACGGTGTGGTCGGAAATTAACCCTTTAACAAACAGGAGAGTTAGCGAGGAAGCAACGGAAGAGGCTTCCCGCTTAGGCCTCCTTAAAACGAAAGGAGAAAAGACCATGGTTACAGAGAAGAAAAAAGTTGAGGCGAAAGCTTCGGATCCAAAGAAAGGAGTTGAGACCAGAGTTCCAGATCCAAAGAAAGCGGAGATGATTTATTGCGCAATGACTGGCGGAAAGATTCCGCGAGGCGGGTGCGAGACCAGGCAGGCCAAGCCGAAGAATAAGTGCAAGGCCGACTGCGAGCACTTCAAAGGTCAGAAGAAATCGAAGAAGGCTTCCAAGCCGAAGAAGATCTCCAAGCTTCAGAAGATCCGCGACCTTTTCTCGGAGAAGAAGGTCCACACGGCTAAAGAGTTGATGGAGGAGTCCGGGTTCGATAAGACCAACCTTCGGACCGCTATGTCGATCCTGAAGAATTCCAAGAGAACGAAGGAGCTTCTTAGGACGGACTATGACCGGAAGACTGAAGCATACACGCTGGTTAAATAAACCAAAAGCGGCCGGGAGAAATCTCGCGCCGCTTTTCGTGTTTCTAAATAGGTTAGTAAAAGGAGGGTAAAACATGTTTATAGTAGAAGGTCCGGATGGATCTGGAAAAACTACTCTCGCGAATAAAATCGCAAGAGGCTTTAATGCGGAGATATTTCACGCGGGCGGTCCGCCAGAATCCAGAGAAGATATTCTTGAGCGAATAGAGTTTCAGTTCAAGCAGTTTGGAAGCATCTTGGATCGAGCGAGCTTGATCACGGAGCATGTGTATGGGCCCGTGCTCCGCGGTCGATCGGTTCTTGAGCCGAATGAGTATAAGCGGTTGATTCAAAGATACGTGGATCGAGGTTGGGTCTTAATATATTGCCGGCCTTCGATAGAAGTTCTCTTAAGATACGTGAAGGAGGAGATGGACAGAGTAATTCAAGATGAAGGGAAGTCATACAAGAGAGAGGTCCACTTCATTCGCGTGCGGGCAAATATGCCGAGCATCGTCTCGATGTATGACAGGAGAATAAGTGAGGCAAGAAATCTTGGGATGGGGGTGTTCGACTATGTGCGGAATCAATCTCCTGTTTAACTCGGACCTCGAAGCCGCTTCCCAGATCCTTCGGATGAACGAGGACCTGTCCCACCGCGGAATTCGAAAAAAGATCAAGTCCTACTTCAACGGAAAAGTTTGGCTCGGGCACGTTCGCCTTCCGATCCAGGGTTTAAGCAGCAGGTGGGATCATCCGCAATCATGCGGGCGGTGGGACGCGGCCTTTGTTGGGGAAGTATTTAACTTTAGAGAACTTGATCCGGAAGCCGAATCGGATCTCCCCGTCATGCTAAAGGCGTGGGAGAAGAGAGGGTTGCGAGCGTTTCGATCGTTTGACGGATTCTGGGCGGCCGCGTTCATCGACAACTTAAAGAAGCAGGTCTACGTCATCACAGATCCGCTTGCGAAGAAGCCTTTGTACATTCGGTTTAAGCCGTTAGCGATTAGCTCTGAAATTTGGCCATTGGTTAACCTTGGGAAAGTGACGAGAGATCTAACATACTACTCGTCCGTTGCCAAGTGGGGATACGCGTTCGATGGATCCACGCCGTTTGATGAGATAAAAAAGATCCCCGCGGGAAGGTGCTTGATCTTATCTCAGTATGGAAAGATGATATCTAATGAGCAGTATTGGAGTTGGAGGTGCGAAGAAAAATATGATGCCCCAAACGTCAAGCATCTCCGATCCTTGATCGAGCGCGCGGTGAAGAGGAGGCTCGTTTCAGACGTGCCGGTGTCGCTGCTTCTTTCTGGCGGGCTCGACAGCACGATCGTATATAAATTGGTGGAGCGAGAAACTCATAACTTCACCGTCTTTCACGTCGAGAACGACGAGTCAGAATTTTTGGAGGAGCTTAAGATCCCGAGCAACGTTAAATTGATCCGCGTCGTTTCCGCGGAAGTCACAAATATGAAGGACGCATTTCGAGCAAATCAGTCGCCGGTGGATCTTGGGTCCGTCCTCCCGCAATTCGCCATGGGGAGAGCGGTCAAAGCCGCTGGGTTTAAGGTCGCTTTATCTGGGGACGGAGCGGATGAGCTTTTCGGGGGATACCAGAGAGCGCAGGAGTACGACCCGCAAATGTCCGACGTGTTTCAAGAGCTGATATATTATCACTTGCCTCGGCTCGATTCTTTGATGGCGGCTTCCACGGTTGAACTAAGGTGCCCGTTCCTTTCTACATCCGTCGTCGATTATGCGCTGAGGATCCCGTGGAGCATGAGGAGAAAAAAAGAGATGCTGAAGTTTGCGTTTAAGGACCTCGTCCCAAACCAGATCCTTGATCGAGAGAAGGTGGCTCTAAAGATCCCTGAGGTAAGGATCGACCGAGTCAAGTGGAGGTTAGATTGCATAAAATTCTTCAGAGAGGAGGTAGCAGATTATGAACGTTGAAGATGTTGAGTCAAGAAAAGCGGAGAAGGATCCTTTGGAAGAGATGTTTGATCGACAGAAGGAGCTCATGATCAAGTACCACGATATTGAGAAGAAGAACGGGGTGGGAAGCGGCGCGATTCTTCCGGATAAGTTCGACATCGACGACCCTCGGTGCCAGTACGTCTGCAAAGACTTCGCGTGGAGGATCACGGAAGAGTTGGCGGAGTGCATGGACGCTCCCAGAGATCACGAGGCGCACCGATTTGAAGAAGCCGCGGATGCCCTCCACTTTATACTTGAGCTTTTAATCATGAACGGGATCGGGGCCGAAGATTTTCCCATCTATAAGACTGGGGACGATCGGCTAAAATCTTTGTACAAATCTTCTCCCGCGCTTCCAACGATACAGTACGGGTTCACGATCCTCATCATCGAGCTCGGGATGGCGATGAACTGCCTTAAGAATAAGCCGTGGAAGCAGGCTCAGATGGAGACGGACGTCCTAAAATTTCACAGTCAATTGCAGAGAGTTCTTATTCTCTGGGCCTCGTTTGCTGAGGCCATCGGCATGACCTATGAAAAGGCTTACGACTACTATTTTAAAAAATCGGAGGTTAATAAATTTCGTCAGAGGAGCCAGTACTAAAATACGCGGTTAGAAAGGAGGAAAGATGAAGCAACTTACTGCTCTGGGCCTTACCTGCGGGATCGGATCCATGCTGATCGGGGCAAGATCGGCCGGATTTAAGGTGATTGGAAACATCGAGTGGCGAAAATACTATCATACGGGAACTTTTGAGAAGAATTTTCCTGGAACCTATATGGTAAAAGCTTTTGAAGAGGCTCCCGACATTAAAAATATTGACATAGTTTTTTCTCATCCGGAGTGCGGGAACTTTTCCAACCTCCGATGCAACAAGCCGAAGTTCGACGACCCTGGAGACATCCCGCTGTTCATCAAAATGGTGAAGGAGGTGAGCCCAAATTATTTCGTCATGGACAACCTCCCAAAATCTCTCATCGCCGTCCCGGTAGAAAAATACGCGGAAGAACTTCCGGGTTACGACCTATATCCTGAGTGGATCTCCAACTATCACTACGGAAATACGCAGTTTCTCCGCAGAAGATTCTTCTTGATCGGAGCCAAGAAGGAAAAGAAGTTCACATTCTTTCCCGGCGAATTTGAGCACCAGAAAAAATTGATCGACGTGATAAAGGATCTTCCGAAGAAGGACGACGTAAAAATAAACCACGTCCACTGGAGAAGAGGAGACGTGATCCCGCAGGGGTGGGCGGCGCACCAGTTCGGGATCGTGAGAGAAGGAAACAAGATCACCTACGGAGAGATGAGGGAATTCTTCAAAGACTATCCTACGGGGAAACTCTTCGAGTACTTAAATAAGAAGGGGGAGCGAAAGCAGCGCCCAGGATACTACCGAGCGAGGTTAGATTATCGCTCACCAGTTTTGACTGGAGGAGGATCGGCCTTAGACAACCACTACCGCGAAGATACTGGGATGCCGTTTACACAAAGAGAGCGGGCAAGGATTCAAGGGTGCCCGGACAACTTCATATTTTATCCGCTCGACTTTCTCCGCAACCCAAAGGCTTATGCCTGCGTGTATAAGCAGATTGGAAAATTTATGCCCGTGGAGTTTTGCACCTATATTTCGGAGCAGATCATGGCGCACGAGAGAGGAGCGGAGTTTCGCAAGGTAACGGGGAAGAGGCTCATCGCAGAAAACCCGTTCATCAACGAAGCTAAATTGAGCCTGTGCCGCAGGAAAGGATCGCGCCGCCCGTGCGAGGCCTGCTGGCTGTATCCCTGTTCAATTCAAGGCAACTATGGCGCGCCAGATCACGCGGGCAAGGACTTAAAGGTTGCCCTCATAAGAACACCAAGGGCCAAAATCAAGGCGATAAAGGGCGCGGAAAAGGAGCCGATCAACCTGGTAACCCCCAAAAAATCGTCCACGAACACGCCAGATCACGCGGGCAAGGACTTAAAGGTTGCCCCCGTAAGAACCTATTCGATAGGGCCCGATAAATTAAGAGGCAAACATCCTGAGTGTAACCCCGAGAAAATTTGCTTAAGAAAAGGGAGGATTCTTCCTTCAGACTATGTTGGGGCGAGCAAATACGCGAAGAAATATCGCGGCGAGTTGATCCGACCAGACGGGACTCACTACAATCGAACCGAAAAGAACTCGTACTATTCGCCGATGGAGAAGACGAGGCACCCAGCAAAGACTCCGATCCACGTCGCTCGGTGGGCGGTTCAGGAGTTCACGAGAGAAGGAGACTGGGTCTTAGATCCAACCGTCGGAACGGGGACGACCTTGGTCGAGGCTCTTCGGCTAAAGAGAAATGCGGTTGGGATGGAGATAGAATTTGTGGATCTAATATTAGATAACGTGAAGATGAACAACCCGTTCGGAAAACGCTGCATCATCCTGCACGGAGACGCGCGAAATATAGGAAAAAATCTGTCGCGCATGAAATTTTCTCTGATTGTAAATAACCCTCCGTACTCCGGAGATGTTAGGCAATATGACATGGCTTCCAGGTGCGAGGAGAAGTGGGATAACAAAACGATAGGGTATGACCCGAAGTACAACAACCTTGCTTTCTTAAAGGAGAACAAGGAGTATTGGAGCACGCTTGAATCAATCTATTCTCAGTGCATAGGCCACCTCGCTCCTGGCGGGAGGTTCGTCATCGGAGTAAAGGATATGATGCGGAATAGAGAGCCGTTTAAGCTGCACGAGATGATCGGAGATATTTTGAGCAAATATTTAGCATATGAATTCATGGTGGTGTTGAAGCACTATCCTCCAACTCTTCACCTCAACACCTATGAGAAGAAGTTCGGAGCAACCCCGCCGCTGTATCAAACGATCCTGGTCTTTAGAAAGGAGGAGTTATGAGAATTTACCAAAATGCTGTTGAGATGATCAAGGAGGTGGAGCGCGACCTGTTTGAGATGGGGATCCGGTATCAGTCCGACACCGTGCAAGACAGGGACGTCTCCAAAGACCCAGGGTTCAGGACCATAGAAATATCTGGGTACGCTTATGCTTTGACCGGATTTTCTGGCCTTGACGAGATGGTGAAGTACCTGGGAAACAATTTATTTTGGGCGAAGGAGGAGGCGAAAGAGAGGCTTTACCCAAACGCCTACGACCCAAATCCAGGAAAGGCGTGGATCCACGATAAAGCAAAGTGGGAAAAGTTTCTTCGCGACGGGGTGTTTTCATACTCTTATGCTGAAAGAATGCAGTATCAAATCCCGTACGTCATTCATGAATTAAAATCCAGATCAAATACGAGGCAGGCAATAATAACGATATACAACGTAAATCAGGATATAATGAATTGGGGTGGAAGAGATCGTGTCCCGTGTTCATTAGCCTATCAATTTATTAATCGGGATGGTGCGTTAAATCTAATCTATACACAAAGATCTTGCGACTTTCTCGCGTTTTTTTCCACGGACGTGTACCTCGCCGTTCGGCTTCTGTTTCATATAGCAGAACAGGTCGACGCGAAGCCGGCGAGGCTGATTCATTTTGTGGGTTCTCTTCATGCTTTTGCTAAAGACTTGGAAGGAAGGGGGATATTTTAAAAAGGAGGAAAATATTATGGGAAATAACACCAAATTTCTCATCGAAGATCCAGGGATACTTTTCTCGTTATATTGGAACGAGTTAATGAATCAATCCGAAATAGCCGTGAAATTAAACACATCTTTAAAAACGATTTCCCGCGCGATGAGAAGATTGAACATTCCTATTCGAAGTATTGAAGCATCTGTTAAATTATCTCATTCTGGTGGTAGATGGTTATCAAATCATAAAAATCCGTATTGGGTTTCTTATGCAGAGGGAAAACAAAAGTACGAACATATTCAAATAATGGAAAATCAATTGAAAAGATCTTTATGGAAGAAGGAACGAGTCCATCACAAAGATTTTATAGGAAAGAATAATCATCCGATAAATTTGGAGTTGACATTAACCTTCGATCATCCTCACAAACTTCATAAAAATAAAATTCTGAATCGAATTCCGATGTACGAAATTTATATGCGAATGGCCGAACAGATTGCAATGCGATCCACGTGTATTAGGATGAAGACGGGTTCGGTCATTGTTTCAGGGGACTTGAAGAAGGTTTATTCTTTAGGATTTAATGGCACCGTGAAAGGTTGGGTAAATTCCTGCAATGGAATTGAGGGGCAATGCGGCTGCATACATTCTGAAGAAAACGCTCTTCTAAAACTTGGGGTAGAAGATTCTAAAAAGATCTTATTCTGCACCTCAGGACCTTGCATGAATTGCGCCAAAAAATTGATTCAATCAGGATTTTCGGACGTGTTCTATCGAAGCGATTATCGGGATAAAAAACCAATCGTCTTTCTCCACTATCATGGGATAAGAACTTGCAAATATGATTTATACAAGGAGCATATATGGGATTAATTCAGGAAAAATATCGAAAGGATCCGTGGAAGGTTCTTGCCTCGTGCATCCTCCTAAATCGAGTGGTCGGCAAAACGGCCGAGCCGATCATCGACGAATTTTTTAGAAGGTATCCGACTCCCAGACACTTCTTAAGTGGATCTCGGTTGAAGATCATATCCTTTTTAAGGCCGCTTGGATTCTACCACGCTCGAGAGAAGAATTTGAGGGAGATGACGAAGCGCCTTCTGCAGGGGATCCCCTTCGACCAACTTCCTGGGATAGGAAGATATGGGCGAGATTCATACCAGATATTTGTAGAAGGAAATATAAGGATCAAACCAGAAGATGAAAAATTGAAGCAGTATCTCCGCGATAAAATTTGAAAGGAGGAGGCGTTTAAACGATGAAGAATAAATCCAAAATAACTTCAACTCTTTATTCTACGCCAAGTAAAACTAATGAGTGGAATACGCCGAGAGAAATAACCCGAGTTTTAGGACCTTTCGATCTTGATCCCTGCGCCGGTGATCCTCGACCTTGGTCACACGCCAAAATAAATTGGACGGAACGTATGAATGGATTAGATCGAGAATGGTTTGGACGAGTATGGATGAATCCGCCTTATTCCACAGGGTTGATCGAATTGTTTATAGATAAGTTCGTAGAACATGATAATGGAATCGCTCTCGTGTTTCCTCGAATAGAGACAAAATGGTTTCAAAAACTGGTCAAGGGATCTTCCTTAATATTTCTGCGTAAAGGACGAATCATATTCTGCAAAAATGAGGGATCGTTTTCCTCCGGTGGAATTTTAGGCAATATATTTATTGCTCGGGGAAAATACAATGCACAAATTTTACTATCAACGAAATGGGAAGGCCTTTATTTAAAGGAGATAAAGATATGAGTATGTATCATACTGTATCAAATAATTTAGAACAAGTAGAACGTGTGAAAAAAATAATTGAAGTTGTAAAACTTTCCTATAAAATAGAATTCTCTTCTGAATGGCTTTCGTGGAAAGGTACAAAACAAAGACTAGATTTTTTTATAGAATGGAAAAGACATTATCTTACTTTAGAATTAAAGACGCAAATGAAAAAACCAGGAACGGCAATTTATGATAAATTTCCAAGTGTCCTGTTAGATGCGAATATATTAAGATCTTTTAATGTAGATTTTTGGTTAGTTCTTAATAAACCATTATTATCGAGACAGGGAATATTAGCAACGGAAGCAATTGAATCTCGAGGATTAAAGATTGTTTATGAACAAGATTTATTTTCTGCATTAAATCTCTGGAAAAAGGAGACGCTTATATGACGTGGGAGATGCCTGAAGAATTCCCCGATCTATCTTCCGCTAAAAAGATCGTCGTCGACATTGAAACTCGGGACGAGGATCTTCAGAAGAAGGGACCCGGAGTTCGCCGCGGCGCCTATATCATCGGGGTGACGGTCGCGGCCGACGACGACTTCTGCCAATACTTTCCCATCTGTCACGAGGAAGGGCCAAACTTGAACAAGGGAGCAGTCTTCAAGTGGCTTAGAACTGAGCTGAGTCGGCCGAATCAGATAAAGCTTGGTGCCAACCTCCTATACGACTTTGACTTTTTAACTGAGGAGAAGATTGAGGTGAAGGGATTGTGGTACGACGTCCAAAATGCCGAGCCGCTCATCAACGAGAATCAGGGCGGAAGCTACAACCTCGACGCGCTTGGAAGAAAGTATCTTAAGAGAGGAAAAGCCGAAACTGAGATCGATCGGATTTGTGAGGAAAGAGGTTGGAAGGGAGATCCTAAGAAATTTTTGTGGAGGCTTCCCGCGAGCGCCGTTGGCCCGTACTCCGAAGAAGACGCGATTCTATCAAAAGAGATATTCAAGAAGCAGGAGCCGATCCTCCGGTCGGAAAATTTGTGGGATCTTTTTTTAATGGAGACGAGGTTGATGCCTCTCTTGCTACAGATGAGAAAAACTGGAGTGCGGATTGACGTTGATAAATTGGATAAGGTCATCAAATCTTCAAAGAAGGAGCTTTTAAAAAACAGGCGAGAATTAAAAAGAATTGTGGGGTTCGAGATCCAGCATTGGGCGGCTGAGTCCATAGCTAAAGCGTTCGATAAATTTGGAGTAAAGTACTCGTTCACTCCTAAGACGAGGAAGCCGTCGTTTACTCAGGACTGGTTGAACAAAAACGATCATCCAATTTCAAAACTAATAGTACGATGCAGGACGCTCGACAAATTCATCGGCACATTTCTCGAGGGATCCATACGAGATCAACTCATCGGAGGGAGGATCCACTGCCTATTCAACCAACTGCTTTCCGATGAATATGGGACGGTGACGGGAAGATTTTCCTCTTCCCACCCAAACCTTCAGTTCATCCCCGTTCGAGACGACGAGTTTGGCCCGCTGTGTAGATCTATGTTCATTCCTGAGGATGGGTGCGACTGGGGTAAGGCGGACTACTCGCAAATAGAATTTCGCATCTTCGCCCACTATGCGGTGGGGGTTGGGTCGCATGAATTTAGGAGCCAATATATAAGAGATCCCCGCACCGACTACCACGGGTGGTGCGCCGAAGAAGCCTCCATATCCCGCAGAGAAGCGAAGACGGTAAACTTTGGAATCATATATGGGATGGGGATAGATTCTCTCGCGAAAAATCTTGGGATATCACGAGGCGAGGCCGAGGCGTTTAGAAAAAAGTATGATGAAAAGATCCCGTTCGTTAAGGCCACCCTTCAAACCGCGTCGGAGCGGGCTCAGAACAGGGGATACGTTTTAACGATACTTAACAGGAGGAGAAGGTTCAACCTCTGGGAACCCGCGGACTGGAAACTTTCAAAAAAAGTTAATGCGATGAGAAGCCAGGAAGCGATGATCAAGGAAGTTGATCGAATCATCCTTGAAGCAAGGAAGAATAAAGAAGAGATCCCGCGGCCAGGAACGAGGAGAGCAGGAGTTCACAGAGCTCTTAGCGCCGTGATTCAGGGAAGCGCGGCCGACCTTATCAAAAAGGCGATGGTCGACTGCTACGAAGCGGGCGTGTTCGGGGTCCTTTATCCTCACCTGACGGTGCACGACGAGCTCGACGAATCGGTCCCAAGGACGATTGAGGGAAAGGAGGCGTTTGATGAGATGGTTCACCTCATGGAAGAAGCCATCAAGTTCAAGGTCCCCGTCGTCGTCGATGCAAGCCTCGGTGAAAATTGGGGGGGAGCAAAATAATGGCGGAGCGATCGTTGTGGTTTTACCTAAGAAATGGGATGAAGGGATCATGGGATGTTACAAGGCATGAAGATCGACTTTCGGCTGGAGTGCCCGATATTTCCTACGGGATAAATAACGTGAACGGTTGGATTGAATTAAAAGCACTTTATTCCTGGCCGAAGAACCCAGTGACAATTGTTAAGGTTCCGGGATTTACCGACCAGCAGCGGATGTGGCTCCAGAACCGTGGCCACAAAGGTGAACACTGTTGGCTATTGATTAGGGTTGAACGGACCTACCTGCTTTTCTCATGGCGGCGAGTCCATCTCATCGGAAAAATAATTAAATTGGGAATGTTTTCTGAAGCAAATAAAGTATGGGACAATTCAATTGATTGGTCGGAGTTTAAAAAAATTATTTCCTAGAGATAAAAGGAGAATGTCATGGAAAATGATTCTTGGTTTGAAAGATATTCTATCCCTGGGCAAAGAGAGCATATTCGCAATAAAAAAATCAAGGCTTGTTTTATCGTGTTTATCGTCACAGCATTTATTTTCACCGGACTTGGGTATGGGGGAAGATATATTCAAGTTAATGACCTGCACGAAGAACAAGTTGCTAAAATTATGGCAAAGTATATAAGCGCAAGAGATCGGGTAGCCGATCTTGAAGCAAGACTTGGGATCAAGCAAAAGAAAATGGGTAAAATTACTGAGAAATTAGAAAAAAAGAATGGGCCTTGATCCACTCCCTACTTAAAAAGCTGATGCAATCACGGTTATGATGATGGCGACTAACCCAAATGCGCCTAATAACTCCCAGTTCGATTTAGGTTTAACGGTCTCCGCCAATTTAATTGCTCGATCCGCAACCTCCTTCATCTGACCAAAGCTTCGATTGACAGCCGCAATCTCCTGGTCCTTGATCGCGAGCATCTTATCTTTTAGCTCAAGCTCTCGCTGGCTCAATTCATTAGACCGCTTTTCAAGAGCCAAAGATCTCTCGAGTTCGGAGATCGTCCTCACTTGCTCGGCGGTAAGTTTCTGGAGAATCTCCCGCTCCTGAAAACATCGGTCTATTTCCTGAAGATCTGCGAAGTCATCGACGACGAATTGAGCGGAGGCCATACCGCTTGAGATCATTAATAACGACGTCAGGATCATTGCTAATAACAATGCGCTTAAGCATTTCTTGCAACTCATTTATCCTCCCCTTCAACCGCGCCACCTCAACGGCCGATTGATTGGCCTCCAGTTGAACGCGGGCCTTCTCTCTCCCAATCTTATCGACCTCTTTTTTTAGGTCGAGGATCGCTGATTCGCACACCTTGATCCACTCGTCCTTATCTCTGATGACCCGCGACTCATCTTTTCGAAGATTGTCGAGCGCCATGCCATAAAGTTTCCGGGAGTAAGCCCACCCAGAGAGAGACTGCCACAACAGAAGAATGGCGACGATTGCTCCAACCCACCCCCACCAAGGTATCTTTTTAATCACGGTGCTTCCTCCAACCTTAATTTTTAAACACGAACCACTTTCCAGTTGCGATCCTCCCCTCTAAAATAATACCAGCCACGAAACCAATTCCAAGTACCAATAAATACCACCCCATTTCAATCACCTCCCCTTAAAAAGGATTATTAAAACAGCTAACAAAATCCCGAAAGAAACAACCAACATCAATATCTTTGCCTTCATTTAAATGAAACCTGCTTTTTCATACATGGGAGACCATCGGTCTAAAATCTTTACAACGTAATCTCTATTTTCTTTGATAGCCCACGTTGCCCTATCAGAAAACATCTCAACATTTTCAAACCACTTCATCTGATCACAACAACAAGGAGCATCAAAACATAACTTGCGATCTCGATCAAGCCATCCCTTACCACCATTATATGAACTCAAAGTCATAGCCCACCGTTGGCGTTCCTGATAAACCTCTGATAACTTATCATATATCCAACGATCATACTTTACACAGGCTCTGATCGCCCATCGAGCGTCAAGAGGATTGTTCTCACCCAAGTCTGCTGGATACAACTTTGAAATCCACTTAGCTGTATCAGGTGTAAACTGAGCAAGGCCAGAGGCGTATTTACTTTGAGCATCAGGATTCCAAGAAGATTCTTGATGGATTTGAGAATAAAAGACCGTACCTTTTTGCTCAAGCCCCCAGTAGTAATTTACCTCTGCCCGAACCGCTCGCTTCAACCCATAGGCCAGCGACGGGATTCTGGGATCACGAACGTCGGTTTCTTTTACTGATGTGCTATCAGTCGCTTTTGCTTTAGACACCGAGCAAGACGCCAATAATAAAAGCAGACATAATAGCGCCGCGATAGATAAGGATGCCCAAAAGCTTGATCGAGTCCGGAAACTCATTTGCTCTGTCCTCCGCAAGCAGTTTAGATAAGCTCATCTCAGGATGAAGTGCCTTGCTCGTTATGTATCCAGTGATAGCAGCGGCAACCCCAAGCATAAGTTTCCATAGGCCAAGCTGTCCGATGCTGTTCGGAACGGCCACAAACTTAAAGAAGAGAAAAAGCAAGACAAGAAATACGAACAACCATTTCGCGGTAAGAACTGCCCTGATTGGTGCGATGCTTTTTAACTTCATTTCTTTACCTCCTTCCCCAGTACTTCTTCCAATTCTTCAAGATCATACCGAATTCTTTTGCAAACGAACTTCATCTTATCCCTATCCATTATTTCGACGAGGTGCCTTCCCCTATATGCCCATTGCTCGATCTGTAAAAACTTATTGATGAAGTCAGCTTTATCATTTTCCATGGTCTTATTTTTTAGGTTCAGGGTTGTTCTTGTGTGGGAGTTTTTCTAAGTGACCATCCAACTTCCACTCAAGCCTCTTTATCCTACCTCCTAAACTTGTAAATACCTTACTAACAGCCTCGCCCCTATCCCTATAGCTAATCCTATGATCACAGACCTCTCCCGTTCCTTGCAGATTCTAAGACAGCCTTCTCGATTTTCAGCCCAATGTTCTCTTCCATCAACGCTACTCGTTCAGTAAAGCGATCCCATACCTCACCACAAAAAACAGCATGGACAGGTATGGTCAAGACCGGATTGAGAAGTAACTTATCCAAGGCCAAACTTTTAGCCAATTCCAACTCTGTAACGCGTTTCTCCAATGCTGCGTGGGATTCATCATTGGATCTTGACGAACTTCTCCAGATATAAACAATTAATGCTGTAACCAATACCCAAACCGCCCCACCAACGGCAATTACAATATTAACGTAAACTCCTGGATGTTCCATGCTCATGTTTCCCATGATAAACCTTCTTTCAATCTATCCACGCTACAAAACTTACTCCCGATGGTGGTGTCTCATCTTCCTCACCCCCCCAACTTCCCCAGGCTGGTTCACCATCTCTCCAACTACGGATAACAAAATCATCAAATCTCCTATCAATCGCAGAACTTATTGTATTGTTTAAGTGCAGAATAAATCTCTGCTGGTCAGGAAACGTTGTCGTCGTTGCAACCAATCTTCCTATATAAACGTTATCCACCCAACCATATACCTTTTTATCGAACTCATCCCATAATAATTTTAATGTATGAAATACAGTGGCTTCATTTCCAAATAATGCAACAGGGCCAACCACACTTCCAGAGGGTTGCCCATTATTCTCTACTTTTTCTACTCTATACCCATCTGCCTGGCATGATATTTCAATAAAATTAATTGAATCAGCTTCCATCCTAAAAAGAACTTCCTTGTTTACCCCTAAAGCACCCGTTGGCGTCTTGAATTTAATGGTTTGTAGCCAACCATACCTCTTACTGGTATATGGAGTGGTAATATAAACATAACCTGTAGCGCTTGGCGTTCCACTGTATTTTAATTCAGCACCAACCTCCTCAAATAGCGTGCCAGTGACCGAGCCGTAACTAATAGTCCATTGTGCACCAAGGCTATTATCATTAAAATTATCATCCGCAATCGTATCAAGGGCATTGTCAGCAGAGACGAAACAGATGTCATCGTACTCAACAATAGCATTAGAATTGGCGTCAAATATCGGCCTAACGGTTCCTGAAAGAATACTTAAAGTGTTATATTTTATTTCGGTGGTTCCTATCCTAACTGCAATGCTTCCATCCTGGAGAGCTATATCAACATTATGAAAACTCGTTCCATAAGTATATGCACTATAAGCCCTTCTATACCATGTCCCACCAACCTTTTCATATATGTCAATAAAGTCGTTGGAGTAAATACAACCAATCGCAATCAGATTGTTGGTTCCGTCACTTCTCAATCGAACGTGCCAACGGTTGTAAGTGCCAGATACAAATTTGAACTTAAATCTTAAAATGAAATTATCTTTCAGTGGGGGAACATCCCATCGAATATTGCCATCCGCATGTGCAGTATTTTTTAAGACATTCCCACCATCGTCTTGAACAGACCAACAACTATCAAGGTCTGTAAACCCAACTGGGTCATTTCCTATTGTGTCGCTGGCAAAATCGTTAAAAAGCTTCCCAAATGTATTTGGTCTATTACTAACCGCAGGAGCGTCAGCCCTTCCATAATACATATAGAAGGTTGTCGCTCCCGTTCCAATCGAATCAAATTCTACCCAAACAGTAGCAAGTTGGTTTGGTGTGGTTCCAGTTAGAGACTCAATCCAATAATCAAGGAGGGTTTGTCCATCAGAAGTGGTGAAACGAAGGTCATCAAAGTCAGTCTGAACGTGGCTATTACAATCAACATCTTCACCCGTTGCTCCTGCACTTTCACCAACTAAGAGTTTCATCCTATTGTTAGTAAGAATACCTGACGCCCTACTTAATGTAATAGATTTACGATATGTCCAACCAGTTAACCAAGCCATAAGTTCTCCTTATACTGTAAAATCAACTTGCACGGCAACTTGAGTTGGAGAACCAGCGACCGTGACAATCATAATCTCCAGCTTATCACCTGCCACGTAGGCAGTATTTTGCACCGCCCCGCCATCCATCCATGTATCAGCGCTGGTGAGAGACAGCGCAGCCGCCAAATGATTACTGGCGCCATTCAATCTCGCATTTATTGTCGCACCAGTTCCGCCCACCCGATAGCCCCTAACATTTGTTACAGTGCAAGCGAATGGTGCTCGCCAAACAATCACGTTAATCGCACCGGATGGAGAGAGAACCGTTCCACCTCGGCTGATAATATTTGACCCACCATCTGCTACTCCTTTTGGATTAAATAATATCCATTTGTCAGCCGTAGCATTATAAATTAGATGTAACTCATGACCTGCTCCCACAATATCACCCGCAGCAAGTGCAGCAAGATTTTCCTTGACGATTATTTTTGCGGTAAGTCCATCCGGTGCAAAAGTCGGCGTTGTAATTGTATTAGCTCCAGCTGCCCTAATTATCACTTCCATCTTATCGACAAGGGCTGTAAAGGTCGGAGAGAACACGGCGGTGATCGCATCTACCGTGCCGCCGACTGAAACGGCAACATTTACACGACCTTGAAAAGTCTGATGCCCCGTAAATTTATTGTCAACGGCAAGACCTGCAAAAACTCCCACCGCTTCAATCATCACCAGCATCTTGGTCGCTGATAAAGCATACCCGATGACCTGAATATTTGCACTGGGCGGGGTCTGGGTCAATGCTCCTACAGTTGATGGATCGAGATATATTGCACCACCAACCGTGGCCCACGCCCATCCAGCATTGATGATTTCTCCCATTCGATGAATTCGGATCTCATCAGAAGCATCTCCACCCTCAACTGCCAAACCTTGGCACGGCTGTTTTGCTCCATTGGCCTGCGCCTTATACCATTTGCTATCTGCTGCTTTAAGGTAGAGAGGCTGATGCGCCGTCACCGTTTCTCCAAGCGTCCCCCCGATTCGGGTCGGGATCATGTCGTCAATCTTCTCCATGTCTGCGGCCATAATCGCGTCCCAACCTTGAACGCTGTAGTCGATTGTGTGAAGATCATATTTTTCTGTGGTCATCTTGCTCCTCCGATTTTACGATGATGGGACATAGTTCCTTTTGCAAACGACCTCCGCCTGAGCGGATTCATATAGGACGCCATTCTCCGTTCGATAGTTTGAAATCTTAAACAAGACCTCTTCGGCAAGCGAGCCGTTATCAAAGAGGTTCATCGCCTCGGTATAAGTCCATGAAGCCGCGTCGATGGCGTTGACCGTATCGACCTTGATCCCACTCACCCAAATTTCAATTTTAAATAAACCTTCTCTATCCGATTCGGAGGTGACGACGCCTGGAATCCCGATCCCCGCTCCTTTTCCTCTGTAACGAGGAGACCAGGTGAGGACTATGTCCTCGTCATATCTTGCGGCAAAGTTTCCTCCATTCGCGTTAAAATTGCCCGGGATATATGGCGTTTGCCACCTGCCGACGATGTCAAGATCAATTGGATCGGCGAGCGATATATCTCCTCGCTTCCGCGCATTATAGGGAACGAGCTCGAAGTCCCTGTTCACACCTGCCACGATCTCCTCATGGGATAGAAACATTAAATCTCTGCTCAACATATAAAAGTTCGTTCCTATTGCATGGTCTGCTTTCACCGTATCCATTCTTCCTCGAACGATGTTCGTGATCCTATACTTCAACCCAGACACGGGTGTAATCGTCTTAAAGAAAATAATCTCATTCCCGAGTAAAGCAATATGCTCGATCCCTGCGATTGTGTTTACCCACGTCGTCGTCTCCACAAGAGCGGCATCCGCAGCGTTTCTAAATTCTACGATGAACCCCGTTTCAGCATCGTCGATCGTATAAGTCTTGGGATAAGCGAAATCTGTTACCTGCCCAAACGAGACAAGGTTGCCCACATTATTTGATAAGAGAGAATATGAGACTCCATTGTCAATGCTTATATAGGCGTCAAAGCCAAGTTCATGCTGGCCTTCCCGGCTTGCGACCAAAATAATTTCAGGGTCGATATTAAGAGTCATTGCATACGGGACTTCCATCGCCATCTGCTTAGTGAATGGGATCAAAGTATAATCGGGTCTTGGAATAGTGTTGTCCGTTGGGATCGTGTACTCATCGATCACCCGAGAGATGAAGTAGAAGTCCTCAATGGCGCTGATGACGATGT